CGGGATTCAGCGCCCGCGCCGTGGCCGAGCCTGGGGGCAGATACCGGAGGAAGACACGCAGCTCACGCCACGACATCTCCCCCCGGTACAGCTCCAGCAGCGACCGGCCCGGCCAGTAGTGGGCCACATCCCACTCGACGGCCTCCCCGTGCTCCTCTAGGAGGCGGTGGAGGCCGGCGATTCCCCCGGCTCCAGCCCGGAACGCCGCTGCCACTCCTCGGCGATCAGCTCCAGGTCGCCGAAGGTGTAGCCCGCCTTGTACATCTCGCGGACCTTTTCGGCGCCGAGGACCTCCTTCATCACGCCGACGGAGTCGTTCAGGTCGCCGACCTTCTCCTGCAGCTCGAACGGGAGAGCCTTGACGGGCGGGAGAGTGAACTCGACGCCCCACAGGTCGTAGGTGACCGGCTCCGGCAGAGCGTCCCTGCGCTGCTTGGCGAGCGCGTCCAGGGAGACGACTTCACGCCCGGTGGTCTTGGTGGTCATTCGGTTCTCCTTGCGGGGTTGCGGGTTAGGCCCGGCAGACGCGACCCGCATGCGCGCCTGCCGGGAGTTCGGTTACGCCGCGGACCAGGCCGGGTCGTTCGACAGCCATGTCGCCAGCTCGGGCGCCGACGTGGCGTAGGCGGAGATCGTCATCTCCAGACCGACCGCGTCCGAGCGGCCGATCGTGATGGCGCCGCGCTCGGTGACCTCGCCGCGCGGAATGATGAGCCGGTTCTTGATCGAGCCGTCGACCCACTCCAGGCCGATCGCCCGCTCGTCCGGCGTCGGCGCCGCGGGGATGTCGAGCTTGTGGACGGTGCCCGACACGTCCGTCATCGTCGAGCCGGGGAAGTAGAGCTTGACCGTCGCGGTCTTCAGCTCGATCGCGGTGAAGCCGAGCGTCATGTCGACGCCGGTCAGCACCTTGCGGACGGGCGAGAGGGACTGCCAGGCGTTGATGTCCTCGGTGTCGGTCGAGTACTCCATCGACACCCCGTCCTCGGACAGGTAGCCCAGGTCGACCCAGCCGGCCCCCCAGGCAGCGTCGAGATCGGTAGGTGCCGTGGTCCCCTTCGGGGCCAGGTAGATGTTGCCGTTCAGACCAACGCGCACGTTGTCAGCGTTGAGCGCCACGAATGCCTCCAGGCATGGCGAGGACCCGCGCAGCGCTCGCCGGCGGGTGTACGGAAGATGGGTGCGGGTTGGGTCCTACACGGGACGGATGATCATGCTCATCACGAGCACGTACCGGGGGGTGCCGGTGATCTCATCGGGCAGCCAGATGAGGCTGGTCTCCTCGACCTCGTACAGGCGTGCCCCCGGTTGGACGGTGCCCTGGGAGGCGATCAGATGTGCTGAGATCAGCGCAGCCAGATCACGGGCCTCGGCCTTGGTGGCCGCCAGGACGTCGATATCGAGCGTGGCCTGCTTCGTCACACCCTTCAGGCGCGACCCCCCGCCGCCGAGGCTGACCGCCACCACAGGCAGCGCCTCGGCGAGATGCTCAGGCCACTCGCTGCCGAGCGTGACGCCGTCTCCGAGCACGCCGGCGAGAAGCCCGATCACCACTGCCTCGGCGTCAGGCTGTACGACGACGGGCAGCGGGCTCACTACTCGTCGCTCCGGCCCGAGCGCCTACGCGGGGCGGCCGGGGTGTCGGCCGCCGCTGCTTCCGTCGCCGGCGCCGCCGGTACAGGAGAGGGTTCTGCGGGAGCTTCGGGCGTCGACTCGTCGTCGAGGACCCGGGCAACGCGGCCGTCCCGCATCAGAGCCTTCAGATCCTCGTCGGACACCTCGATGATGTCGCCGGGCGCCTTGTCGTCGTGCCAGTAGGCGAGTTCGATACGGGCCATCAGATGCTCCTCATTGCGTCCAGGGTGCGCCCCAGGACCCGCCACTTCGGCGAGTGGCCTTCCTGAGGTCGCTCACGGGAGGTGTTGGGGCGGCCAGACCCGAACTCGACCTGCACGGCGTATGCGACGTTCGCGCCGATCTCACTGCGCCAGCCGAAGCTGTTCCGGGTGAGCTTTGCGTCCAGCGACTTGCGGTAGTTCTCGGCGCGGACCGCGTGCCCCCACGTGGGTCCTGAGTAGACGGGGGCCAGCGCCCTGGCTATCGCCTCGCCCTGCTGCGCCAGGCGAAGCAGGTAAGCGGCCATCTCCGGGCTGGAGGCGATCTGCCGAAACACTCGACGGTCGAACTCAATACGAGCCCGTGCCATCAGTCGACCTCCTTCAGCCGCGCCTCGACGTGATGGACGCCCGGACCAAAGGGGTCAGGCCAGCGGCCCACGTTGCCCTCGATCTCCAGCGTCATCCCGTCGAACTCGACCCGGTCCGTCGCCAGCAGGTCCAGGTCCATACCCTCCGGCGTCTGCAGATCCCAGCCCGTGACGACGGTGAGCCGGTCGTCACTCTCCTCGTTCGACGGCCGGCGACTGGCGGGCTGGATGTTCACACCCTCCACAGTCAGCCGATCCGCACTGCTCCAGTCGCGCTTCCGGTTCCCGTAGCGGTCCGTGACGAGCGGTGCCCGCACCCGGACGAAGGACTGGTGGAACAGAGGTGTCATGGCCGGTCACCCCGGTTGAGGCGGTACTTCTCCACCATGGCCGACCACTGGGCTGTGACGCCGATGGATGCCTGGGCGCCGAAGCCGATGCTCTGCCCGCCGACCTGCATGGTCTGCACGCCTGGCTGTACCCGGTACATGGCTCGGGCCTGATCGATGACGACTTCTTTGATGTCCTCGGGAATCAGCGCGTACCCGTGCGTGTAGGTGACGTGCAGGCAGCGCAGCCGGTCCGGCCAGGTAGTGCTGAGGCGGCGAAGGTATCCGTCTGCCGACCAGTCGTAGTCGGTGCCAGCGGTGAGCGCCGTCCCCTCCAGTTCGACGCTCTCCACCGACACCACGGGGGCGGCCGGCAGGAGCAGCGAGTGCGCGCCGGTGCCGTCAAGGACGACCGTGTCCCCGGATACCAGACTCACTGGGTGTCGCACCGCGCCGCGGAACCGGCGGGAAGCGGCACTCAGCGCCGCGAGCAGCTTCGGGTCTGTCTCTGGCACGCCGAGCCAGATCGCGAGCTCAGCCGGGTCCGCAAGCGGGTCAGTCGCCACCACCCGTACCGCCGTCCTTGGTCGCCGCGGCGGTGCGAGCCTTGTTTCGGGTGGTCGTCCGGGCCTTGGTCGGCGCCTCGGCCGGCTCCGATTCGGCGTCGGCCGTGGAGTCGGCTTCGCTGTCCTCCAGGACGCCGAGCCGCTTGGCGTCCTCCTCATTGAGCTTCATGGTCGTCTCCACGCCCGACGGGGTGGTGACGTTGTACTTCTTCAGCGGACCGCCCACGACGGCCACCTCCATCCGTTCATCGACGGGTACCGAATCCGAGGCGGCGCCACAGGCGGCATGCTCCGCGCCACACATAGGGCACCGGCCTCGGATCTGCCGTGAGTTGACGAGCGTCACGAGCTCTTGATCAGCCCGGCCGTGCGGAGAGCCGCCAGCAGGGCGTTGATCTTGTTGGCGCAGTCGGCGGCCGTGGCCGTCCCGGGGGAAGCGATGTCCGCGACCGCCGCGGCCTGCTTGCCCTCGCGGGCCTTGCCGGCGCCTTCGTTCAGATACGCCATGATGTGCCCTCCGATCAGGCGGTGAGGTCGATCTCGACGAAGGCATTGGGCTGGATGATCCCGAAGGCGGCCCTCATCTCGGCGAGGATCGCGACCATGTTGCGGATGAAGAAATTCGCGTGGGAGTCGCTGATGGTGATGGACGCCTGCTCGCGGTCCCACAGCACGGCCTTGCGGAAGTCGCCGACGTAGCCGGTGCCGGCGGGGACGGCTTCGGTCTCGATGACCGGCAGGCCCCACAGGGTGCCCGCGGTGCCGAGCCCGGACGGGCCACCGAAGTAGAACCTCGCCTCGTTGTCCTGCAGGAGGTCGATCGCCTCCAGGTCGGACGGGTTGAACAGGTACGCGTTCGGCGTGGAGCGGCCGACGAGCCGAACCTTGGTGCGGGCCTTACGGGTCGTGGTGAGCAGGTTGGTGTCCCACGCCTGCGCCTGCACACCCGACACGTTGGAGAGGCCTTCGAGGTTCTCGCCGGTGCCGTCGCCGGACACCATCTGGTCCTCGAGCTCCTCCTCCAGGCCGTAGCGGAGGAAGGCGTCGATGATCGACCGGACCTGCGCGGCGTCGGACAGGGCGCGCTTGGTGAGCGGGATCCAGTGGGCGATCGTCCGAACGGGCGTGGTCACCTTCGCCCACGCCAGCGCGCTCTCGGGCTTGACGCCGTTCGCGGCGTTCATCGTGCCCGGGTCAGCCGTGGTGGTCGACTCCGGCACTGGGGCGGCGTTGTTCGTCTGCGACGTCATCCGGACGTACTCGATGGTGTCCGATGTCGTGGTCAGGTTCGTGACCACGTCCCGCAGCCGCAGCGGACGCTGGAACGCCAGCTGTCCGACCTGCAGACCCATCATCTGGTTGGTGACGAATGCGCCGCCGGAGGTGTCCGAGCCGCCGGTGACGAGTGCCTTGTAGCCGACCGGGCGGGACTGCACCCTGTGGTCCTTGCCGAACACCCCGTTCGGGGCGCTCGCCATCAGGCCCTGGTACTCGGCCGACTTGACGAACGACTCGCCAAGGCTGGCCTTGGCGTCAGGGACGATGAGGCCGCTCGGCGTCCGGCGCTCGCCGGACTTCTCGTCCAGCTCCACGCCCTCGCCCAGATCCGAGAGGGCCTGCCGCATGGTCGCGGTCGCCTTTGCCTTCTCGAGCGCCGACTTGGCCTCGCTGGCCTTCTTCATGTGGTCGGTAACCTGCGACCGCTCGTCGTCGGTGAAGTCGCGACCCTCGTCGTCGGCCTTCGCCGAGATCGACTGGGCCTGCTGCAGGTGGTGCTTGAGCTGGTCCTTCAGCTCCTGAATCTTGTCCACGGTTCTCCTCAGTCCGTAAGCGAGGAGACCTCGGCTGCGAAGGCAGCGAGGTCCGATTGCAGACGGAGCGAGGCGGGGCTCGGGCCGGCCGGAGCTTCCTTGGCCTCAGGTGTTACCTGGGGCGAAGAGGTCTCGGGCGGGACAGGCGCGGCCTTCTCATCGTCATCAGTGCTGGAAGAGACGGAGTCCAGCAGCTCCGTGGCGAGGCGCGCGATCTCTTTGACGCGCTCCTCGTTCGTCTTGCTGAGCGTCCGCCCAGCCTTCGCCGCCATGGCCCCCGTCAGGGCCTGGCGAAGCTCCTCGGTCTGTGCGGCGGAAGCGCCTTCGACCGCGATGCGCATGGTGGCGCCGTCGGCGGACTTCACGTCCAGCAGCTCCGTCGCCTGGTTCGCGCCGATCAGCGTGGGGCCGACCTCGTAGAGCTTGAGCTTGCGCAGCTCGTAGTAGCCCTCGCCGTCCTTTTGGTCGACCCACGCGCCCTCCTCGACGTCGTAGGCGAAGGAGAACTGGGTGACCCGGCGGCCCTTGAGCAGCTTGTAGACCTGTGCGGCCTTGGAGCCCGGTTCCAGGTCCAGCCGGGCCTTTACCCAGAGGCCTTCGTCAGTCTCCTTCGCCTCCAGAACCTCGCCGATGTGGTAGTCGGGGTCATGGGACATGTGGGACCACAAGACCGGGATCGGGTCGCCGGACTTGCCCCAGTGCTCAAGCGTCTCCGTGAAAGCTCCGGGGGTGATCTTGTCGCCGACGCTGTCGAGGTTGTACGCGGCGACGATCGCCTCGAATACACCTTCGTCGGTTCCTTCGTGGGTGCCCGCGGCCTTGATCCGCACCGGGCAGCTCTTGATCCGCATGGGTCACTCCGTCTTCGAGTACGTCAGCAAGCACCGGCAGTTCGCCGTCTGGGCCGCGTCACCATTGCCGTCACCTGGCCACCTCAGGCCGTTGGAGAAAACGCCGTCGATGGGCACGGTCTCCCCATTCATCGAGGCGTGCTCAGCGCGCGGGTTGGAGGTCGTGGTCTGCCAGGTCTTGTAAGCCAGTCCCGAGGCACCAGCCGCGTCATGGCCACCGAACGAAATCGACTCCGTTGCGGCGGTTTCACTCCGAGTAAGGGCCGCCGCCACCCAAATGCCAGCAGCGAGAACGAGTGCCGCCGTCAAACCACCCTCCTCAGCAGGGGGCGGTGCCACAGCAGCCTCAACGGCGGCCGTCTCGCCTGAGGAGTCATGCAGCTCGGCATGGTGCAGCGCAGCGGCCTGAAGCCATCCGTCCATCACCTCGGCCGACCAGCCCTCGGCCTGAGGGTTGTAGCGCTCGAGAACATCCCAGGCGCCCAGCTGGGCAAGGCGCACCATGTGCCGTTCAATGAGCGACTGCAAGTCCGCCAGCCGCAATGCCCGATCGCGGGCCCACCAGGCAGGGACGCCGTCGGGTCCGCCTGGAGGGGTCTCCAGCAGCACGTCGGCATGCCGACGCGTCAGCGCCTCCAAAGAGGCCGCGAACGAACGACGCTCGGCCTCGACGTCATCCAGTCCTTCGGGCCGCCCCGCCTTCACCAGCACCAGGCGGCCCCGCCCTTTTGGGAGCGCCGCTGCCTCTACTGGGTCAGGTGCGGTGTCCGTGGGCGAGGCGAGTCCGCCGACCGTGACGTTCATCGGGGTGATCAGGTCGTCGCCGCCGTCGATCGCGGGCAGGTTCATGCGTGCACGGGCTTCGTTCCGTAGCAGCCACGGGGCGCCGACTGCGGTCTGCAACTGGGCCGCCTGCTCCTCGAAGCTGCCGCGGAGCTTCTCCTGCAGGTTGAACTCGACGTACACGTCCCGGCTATCAGGCAGGTCGGGGATGAGCTGGAGAGCGATCTCCTCCTGGATCATCTGCAGCCACGGGCCGAGCGTGTCCTGGTAAAGATGCTGATGCTGTTCCTTGATGTTGGAGAACGTCGCGTTGTCGAGGATCCCGACCATCGGCAGCGGGATGTGATACGCCGCCGCGACCTCCTCGCGGGTTAGCTTCCGCGCCTCGATGTACTGGGCCTTCTGCGGGTCTAGAGCGAGCTGGACGTAATCCATGCCGTCCTCGAGAATCGGCGTCCCGCCAGCCGACCCGCCGCCCGCCGTATACGCCTTCCACGACTCCCGGAACCGGGCCTTCGCTTCAGGCGACCAAGCGCCAGCATCCGCCGGCCGCTTCAGTACACCGGACAACCGGCCGCCGTTTCGCCACATCTGCTCCCGCGACCGCGTCGCCTCGAACTCCTCCTGGAGCATCGACCGCAAGGCCTCGATCGGCGATGAGCCCTCGCGTAGATCGTCCGGGTCGTATCCGTGGAAGTACACGACTTGATCCGGATTGAGTTCGAGCTTGCCTTTTGAGCCGTGAACGACGAACTTCTCTGGCTCCAGCCAGCTGTCGCCCTTCAGTTCCATCCGGGATGGAGGAACCGGGATCACACCGAGGATCTCGCCGGACTCCAGCCGGACCTTGACCCAAAAAGCCTTGTCGTAGATGCCTATGTCCGACACCAGCCGCTCGATCAGCCGGAACCGGGTCAGCCGCGCGCCCGGCGCGGCCAGGATCCGCGGCAGCGGGTGATCCGTCAGCCGCTCCCGATCCGTGTCCGACACCCGCCGGTAGGCGTGCAGCCCCAGCTGGGCGATGTTCCGGGCCAGAAAGCTGACGACCGTGCGGATCTGCGGCTGCACCCGGTACAGGTGCCCGTACTCGGTGAACGTGTCCGTGGCGAGCTGCACGTACTGCGGCGCCAGCAGCGACGGAGCCACCGACACCGCGCCCAGCTGGCCCTGGGAGACGACGAAGACCACGTCAGCCTCCCGCCAGGACCTGGATGAAGTCGACCTTCGACCGCTCGACCAGCACCTCGCCGTCCATCGGCGTGTCCGCCGCGCCGTGCTGCATCAGCACCGCGTCTTTCAGCACCAGCAGCGGGCCGCGCTTCGCCCACAGGATCCCGGCGAACGCCTTGTCCGCCAGGTTCACCACCACACGCCTACGCACCGCAGTACGGCGCCACGGGAACCAGCCCCACACGGCAGACCTCCTCACAGGACCATCAGGTCGCCGTCCTCGTATGCCGATTTCACCGGGGCCTCGCGGGTCATCGCCTCAGACATCGCGGTCACCAGCGCCGACACGGCGTCGATCTTCTCTGCGCTGCGGGCCTTGTCCGGCTTCACGTTCCCGGCCGGGTCCATCGCCACCGCGAGGTTGTCCACCATCCACGTGACCGCCGGGTTCCCGCCGTGCCGCAGCTGCGGAACCTCCGGGGTGCCCTTCAGCAGCAGACGCTGCAATTCTTTCAGCGGCGGCGACATGGTGACGAATCCTTGCCTCACCTTCACCATCGGCGCCTCGGCCTCGGCGAGCTTGTTCGTCAGCGGGACCGCCGACCAGGGGTCGAATCCGATGCTGCGGACGTCGAAGGCGTCCATGTCCCGCTCGATCTGCAGCTGGATGTAGTCGTAGTCGGCGACATTTCCGGGCGTCGCCACCAGCAGCCCCTCGCGTACCCACACGCTCGCCGCCCCGGCCGTCCGCTGGTCCAGCGCGTCAACGTTGTCCTCCGGCGTCCAAAGCCGCCACAGGGCGTCGAAGCCGCCCCGCTCGTCGTCCGGGAACAGCCAGCACAGCGCGCACAGGTCGGACGTCGCCGCCAAGTCCAGGCCGCCATAGGCCTCCCGGCCGTGCAGCCGGGCCTCGTCGACCATGCCGGCGTTCCGGTGCCATGACTCCAGCGTCAGGAACTTGGTCTCTTGTTTCGTCCGACGGCCCAGATGCAGCCGCAAGAACTTCGCCAAGTCCGCCGGGGACTGCTTTGCCTCATCCGACTTGGCCTGCAGATAGGCGCGCGTCGGCGAGACCCCGTACCCAGGGTTCGCCTTCCGCCACGTCGCCTCCACGTGCGGATCGTCATCCCGCTCCGCCGCCCACACCACGCCGTACACCGACGGGGCTGCGAACACCCGGCGGGCCAGCTTCTCCACCCGCTGACGCTTCCGGTCGTACACCGACTCGCGCTTTCCTGAATCAGCCGTCGTGATGATGCACACCAGCGGCTGTCGGCGCGAACCCGTGCCAGTCTCGATGGTCTCCACCAGCTCGGGCGTCTTGTGCTCGTGCAGCTCATCGACGATCGCGCAGTGAATGTTCGCGCCGTGCTGGGCGCCAGCCACCGACGCGATCGGCTTGAAGTACGAGCCGGAGCGCTTGTGCAGGATCTTGTCCTTCAGCGGCAGCACGTGCTTCTTCAGCGCCGGGGCCGCCTCGGCGAGCTTCCTCACCGGCTCGAAGACGAAGCCCGCCTGCTCCTTCGTCGTCGCCGCGGTGATGACCTGGGCGCCCTGCTCCCCGTCCGCACACGTCATGTAGATCGCCAAGCCGCCGGCCAGGGTGGACTTGCCGTTCTTCCGCGGCACGTCCACGTACAGCTCGCGCACGATCCGCACGTAGGTCTGCGAGTCCTCATCCCAGCGGACCCAGCCGAACACCGGCGCCAGGATGTACGCCACCTGCCACGGATCCGGCCGCAGCGGCTGCCCCGCCCACTGGCCCTGCGTGTGCCGCAGCAGCGAGAACGCCTGGATCACCTTGTCGACCCGGTCCGGATCGAACACGGCACCCGGCGCCTCGCCCGGCGACGGGGTCTGCACTAGCGGCGGACAGTCAGGCAGCGGGATACCGCGCTCAGTCACATACCAGGCCACCTCGGGCGACAGCTTCAGCCGCTCCAGCTCAGCCGCATCGGGACCGGCGGCAGGCTTCTTACGCGAACGGGTTGTCGTCCTCGTTGCCATCGTCGGCCCCCCTCGCAAGGGCCTGCTCCGTCGACGGAGTCAGCCCGAAGTGAGCCGCCCAGCTCCTCATCTCCCGCCCCGCCGCGCGGGCGATGCCCACGCAGGGATGCGCGAGCTTCCCCTGGCGGGCCTCGATGACGAGGCCCTCCTCCTGGACAGTCCGGGTCGCCGACACGAACGTCGCCCACGCCTCGCAGTACGCGGCCAGCGCCGCTCGGTCCTCCGGCTTAAGCAGGTCCAGCCGCGAGAGGCCGGGCACCACGCGCCTCCACTCGGCAGCCGCCTCGGTCGACAGCCACGTCGGAGGGTTGGGGGGAAGTCGCTTGAACGCCGGGCCCTGGTTGACCGGCCGGCCAGCAGAGTCCTTGCCGTCGCCGCGACCCTTGATCAGCTTGAGGGCTGCGGGCTGAGCGGTACGCCCCATGATCACAGACCCCCTATCCC